AGGAACTTCAATATAAATCTTGGCGCCTTGCTTGAGAACGCGGTTGTATTCGATCAACGATATGATCGGAAACGGTGAATGTTCTAATGCATGACGCAAGAAGATGAAATCCACTGATTCATCATAATAACCATCTTTTTGTGGCAAGAAAGACAGATCATATCCCTTAACAGTGTGCCCTTTGTCGGTGCAAAGTTTGATATCTTCTGGGCTGAGAGTTACACCAGTAAGATTAGTGAATTCTCTTTTCTTCATTTCATCTAGAAAATAACCAGGACCACAACCTAAGTCTAGAATGGCTGCATTCTTGGCAAGATTGAGTGGATCAATGTAAGTTTCTACAACCTGAGTAGTTAACTGTTTATGAAAGCCGCTTTCGCCTTCTGCATAAATGTGGGTAGCGTAAAGCCACTCGATATAGAAGCGTAATTTAATTAGGTCTACTGATTGGGTAGCATCCATTGTGTGAAGTCTTTCCTATGTTGATAAATGAATCAAACTTTAATGATCATTTCATAGAATTACTTAGTAGAGAAAACATCAGTGATTATTTTTTATAGCCCTTGAATGGCTGAATTGGGCTTTGTTTTTGTGTATTAGATAACTCAGTGCTACGGTTACTGCTCAATCTGTTGATACGGCCAGCGCCCACTGATTTGGCAGCCTTATTAATGATTTCTAGTTCAACATCAGTATATGTGCATAATAATGGATCACCAGCCATCGGGCCTACAGGCGGAGTAGGGTAATCTGGGGCGCCAGCCATTGCAATACCAAATCTCCATGCCAGATACGGACTGCCACTGGCCTTATTAAGGCTTAGATCAGGCATACTAATCGCACCTTTAATAGCATTCATATGCCCAGGAGCAAATGCTTTTCCATTGGCTGGGGAATCGCTTTCAACGATAAATTCACGCGCTCTCATTTGTTATAGCCTTTAAATGGCTTCATCGGGCTAACTTTACCAACATCAGTTGTTTCTGTACTAGTTGGACTGCTAATCATCTTCTTTCCACTCATTCCCATTTGTTTCAGAGCGTCATCAATGTAAGGTCCCGCATCATGGCCATACGACACTACGATTTCATTTTCACCGAATGCACTTGTCCTTGTCATACTGGAAACTCCGTCTTTTCGGCGTTGTTCTGCGCCTTTTGCTCCGGCTATTGCTACACCAAATCGATACTGTAAGTATGGGTCTTGATTTGGAAGTTCTGGAATAACATAGGTAGCCGGAAGCGCGGCGGCTTGGTCCGGCAGCAACTTTTCAGTCTTAGATTCTCTTATAAATTCTTTGGCTCTCATGATGTTTGTTCTGTTGTAAGGGTAAGTACATTTTCAGTAGAGAGTACTGAATTTGCTGAATAACCATCTGGACTCAGCGCCATTCCAATTACATTTGCGCCTGCAAACATGATCTGTGACGAAATAAAGTGAGTCAAATCGTCTGATGTGAGTGGATTAGAAAGAATTCTGACATTTCCATCAACAACATCCATATCATAGCGTGATACACAGTTACCAAAGAAAGTCGAACCATAGCCTACAAACTTTATAGCATCAGCGCCATTGTTAATCTGTGCATAAAGTTGAACAGCCTGGCTATCCGGAGTACCATCATCTGCTGATTTAATATAGAACTGACCCTGAGTAAAGGTAGCCACAGGGTATTCGAAGATAACTTGTCCTGGAGTATTTCCAAATGTATAAGAAATGGTTGAGTTTAGAAAAGTCGCAAAAAGATTTGAAAAGTTATTGTTGATTTTACCAAAGGCAACTCGTAACGGATCACCCTGTTGATCGTTAGGTGCCGCGCCGATATTAATGACCTGTTGGCTATACATTGGCGTAATGCTCATTATAATATCCCGTTGTTATAGAGTATTTATCAAGCGGGCACAGATTATTTATTAGCAGTAGCGTCTTCAAAAATACGCTTTTGTTGGTCATACCACTCTTTCCATGCTTGATTTTTACGCGCACAGGCATGATATTTTATGTAATTTTGAGTTATTGTGATCATTACATCACTCAAGGTGGCTGTTTCTTTCACCAAGCCCAGACGATCACAATCTTCTTTTATGATGTCTGGCACCGTAGGAAACTTAACAGTCACAGGCACCGCGGTAGAACATGCAACCAGTAACACGAGACACGGCAAAACCAGAAGATTTTTCATTAGTTTTTATCCGTTCTCAGCGGAAGTATAACTTTAGGCAGTTCGTTTTGCTTTATTTCTGAAGGAGCATCGGATTTAAAGTCTAAAGTAGCAGCCTTGTTAAGAGCATCAATGACATCTGGTGCAATCGCGCATCCTTTGTTAATTTCACCAGAGTTCTTTTCGATATATTTGACTATCGTTTCACCTTTGGTATGGATAACTTTGGTATCCTTGACCACTTTGGTTACGATTTCTACATTCTTTTCACCGGCTTTTACTTCTGCGGCTGCCAGTTTGACCTTTAGTTCGGATACTTCTAGTGCAATCTTGTCTTTGTAAGAGATTCCGCCTTCTAGATAAACCCCTACACATATTAGGATTCCACCGACGATTTGTACTGGCATCTTATATAGTCTGAGAGTTGGAATCATCCACAAGAATGAGGCGGCAAGGTATAGGAGTATACCTAAACTTAGAATTAGATGTGCCACGAAGTCAGGAAAAAACGAAATGATCCACATAATACTCTTATTTATGCGTCAATGTTGTTTTTTCCTCGAAGAAGTTCTTGACTTCAGCAGCGATATATTCTACTTCACCGTCAGTAAGTTCAGGATAAATGGGTAAACTTAAGACACCTCTAGAGAGCATTACACTGGTGCTCAATAAGGTAGGTCTTTCGAGATGAGCCGCTATCGGCAACTCGCCCAGTGTATAAGGGTAATGTATCCGGACCTCAATGCTCATAGAACGCAAGTATCTATACAAATCGTCCCTCTGATCAGTGTAGATAACAAACTTTTGATCAGTGTGGTAAAGAAAAGGTCGGCTTAAGCATTTGAATGGCATGTATTCAAACTGTTTAAGATAGTATTGTCTAATTTGTTTACGACGAGTTTGCCATTCATCAATGTACTTTGATCGTACTAAAAGATGGGCGCAATCGAGTTCACTCATTCTGCTATTTGTGCCAGGACTAAAATGGTCTGGTTTACCATTATTCTTATGAGCAATAACAAAATCATACAACTCTTTGCTGTCAGTTGCAATAGCGCCGCCGTTACCAGAAGCGTTGAGATTTTTAGTAGGGTCGAAACTAATAGCCATTCCTTCTCCTATTTCATCCTGATCCGCTAGCAACCAATGTTGAGCACCATCAACAATTGTAGGCTTGAAAAGAGGTAAATCATCAGGAACTGCACCGTATAACCCGACCAAACAATCATATCGATTAAACTGATGATCATTATCAGGGTCTTCAGTCAATATGCCATTGGCATCAGTGTCAACTATCTCTACTTCCCAACCAGTTTTAAGAAAAGCATTTAATGTTGCTGGGTAAGTTAGATTAGGAATTCTAATGGTAGGAATTTCGTCTTCTGTATCGCCTACATCAAATGAATATTCTGCGATAAATTCCAATGCCTGTGTTCCACTGTGAACAGTGGTAACATACTCGCATCCTATTCTATTTTTCAACCATTTTTCAAAGTCTAGCGCGAAGGTTCCGCCAACCAAACAGCCGCTTGATAGAACTTCATGTGTAGCGTGAAGTAACTCGTTGCCTAATCTCTTATACTGCCTTGCTAGACCAAAATGTGGAATGGCGAAGGTAGTCATGGTATCGGGCAAGTCCTGCCTCAAGATCGATTGTGGGGTTAAAATCAAAGTCTCTCCTTGCCGAATCTAAGTTTAGCGCACTTCTACTGGGAAAGTCAAGTGATTTGGAATTAATTTTTATATTGCCTTTGCCCACTATATCTATCGCAATTTCAGCCGCCTCTAATAAATTTCTAGAACGGCCACGGGTGATATTGTATGTTTTACCGTTGGTGTTATGACTCAGCAGCGCAGCACCAACGATTCCATCCACCGTGTCATCTACATATGTAAAGTCTAATTCTTCATTGGCTCCATTTACTTCAAGAGTTTTTCCTTGCATGGCAGATAGCATGAACTTGGCAATAACTCTATCCGAAACATCACTGGGTCCGTAAACCGCACTGGGTCTAATAATAGCGTAATCAAAACATCCACGACTGCTGTAGTCTTTGACCAATAATTCACCGGCCAGTTTCATGATGCCGTATTGACCTTTGGGATTGCAGACCGCATCTTCAGTAGTATTGTTAATAAAATCTCCGTACACCATGCTGCTGCTGATATACACAAACTTTTTAATTTTTCGTTTGGCTGATATCTCACATAGATTTACCAGACCTGTTATCATGGTGTCTGCACCAGATGTGGGATGTGCAGCAACAACTTTTTGACGAGGGTAACTGGCCAAATGAATTACAATATCCAAGTCATCATTGATATCAAAAATATCAATTGTTTTGATGTCTTGTTTATATTTTAGTTTGGCGAGAATTTTGGATTGCCGTTCAGCAATAAGAAACGACAATTCGGCCTTGGGAATCACGCCGTAATCTGAACAGTTGTCGAGAATGGTTACATCATGCCCTAATGTCTCTAACTTTGAAACGACATTATGACCAATAAATCCTAATCCACCGGTAACTAAAATTCTCAAGTTACACTAATCCTGAAAAGTAAATCAATGCTATAATTAAATTTGGAATAATCATAGCAGGCTCTTTCCAAAACATTCCACATAGAGTCCATAATACGGCAGTGGCCAGACCAGCGTATTTATTGTACGGTACATAATCATAACTGGTTAAAAACACAGTCAGCAAACTGCCTACGGTGCCTACCCATTTAATGTAGAATACTGCCGGCTTCTTACTCAAATTTAAGTTTATACCAAACATATGTTTCCTGATCAAAATTCGCAACGACCCTGCACATGGTGTACCATGCTAGTTGATCATCTACTCTTATAACTTCAGCCTGTGGATTACTATGAGTCATTACAAACTTGCCAATCTCTGAATTCTTCCACAAGCGTAACTCTTCGGGACAATCTCCAGA